CCTCCGGCACTCCCCGAGGGCGAGGAGGAGCCTGCCGCTGAAGGTGGCGCTGTCCTGCCCCCTGCCGAAGGTGGTCGCGGCGACTTCCTGTTCGACGACGCCGACGGCCTTCGCATCGCCATCACCCACCGCCACGGCGATGTCGTCGCCGGCCCACTCGTCGGCCCCGACGGGCAGCGGATCGACAGCAGCGCTGCCGCCCCTGTGCTGATCCTCGGTACACACCGCACCCGAGTGCGCAAGCTCTACCGAGCTCGCTTCGCCCTCGACAGCGCTATCACGGACGGCCCCTACACCACAGGCTTCAACTCACTCCGCGCCGCCAAAGTCGCCGTTCAGCACTTCTTCCCCGGTCAGAATGTGGCAGGGCTATCTCCAGTGCCCGACGCCGAGGCTGACGCCTTCCGCGCCTACAACGAGGGCTACTGACGATGACGCCGCGCAACACCACTCCCGAAGGATTCCGCACCGCGGCTTACCTAGCCACCAAGGCACGCCTCGACGCCCCCGCCCGCAGCCGCACCGGTAAAACTGCCCGCGCCGTCGACTGCAACCCACCCAACGTCAAGTGCGGTGGCCGCTGCATCCCGCCTAGCTGGGACTGCCGGCTCAAAGGTGAAGGTGTTGACCCTCACCTCCGCGCCGTACGCACCGACCCCGTCAGTGGCCTGGCCAACATCGAGCGTGGCGTCAAACGCCTCGGTAAAGGCGTGCGCAAGGGCAGCTTCTCCGAGATCGAGGGTGGTAAACGCTCCATCGTCCGGGGCATTGTTAAGGCCATCCCGGGCGACCTCCAGCGCAAGCAGGCGCTCCAGGCCCAACTCGAGCGCCGGGCCGGCGGCATTGCCCTCGGCCTCAGCATCGTCGGCTTCGGCCTCTTCAGCCACAGTCAGCTCAAGCGGGCACCCTTCTACCGGGACGGCGTTGGCCGCCAGATCGATGACGCCGTAGCCGCCGGCATTGGCCGCATCCTTGACGCCACCCCAGGTATCGCTGGAGCTCGCCGCGAACGCCGCGCTGCTGGTGCCGCCGCTGCCAGCGCCGCCGTAGCCCGCGCCGCCGGCGAAGCCGCTACAGGCCCGGCTGCCCTCCGCGAATCGCTTCTCCGCACACCCACCGAGCTCGAGCGTCGCGCCACCGATTACGCCAACAGCCGCATCCTGCTGAATCGCATCAGCTCTGTCGACGTCGATGCCGCTGGCCGTGGCACCAACGCCGAAACCTGGCGCCAACAGAGCCTCGAGGCCTTCTGGGGTACCAAGCGCACCAACGCCGCAGGCGCCGGAGATGGCAGTACCTTCTCCGAGCCCGCTACCCATGAGTTCCTCTCGCGGCAGTTCGGCTTCCGCCTGGGCTCCGGCGCTTCCGACACTGACGTACGTCGGCAACTCACTAGCGCACTGAACCGCGAAGCAGCCAGCCTGCAAGCCCTGGCCCGTCAACAAGGCGTCAACCTCAACGACGCCACGCAGCGCAGCACTTTCTTGAATCGCCTGGTCGGACCCAGTACGGACAACTTCCCCGAGAACGTCCGCGAGCGCGCCGTCGGCAACCTCAGCCAGATCCTTGGCGCCGCCCCTCGTAGCCGCGAAGCCGCTGTCAGCCGCACCGAGCTCGCCAATCGCCTGTACCGAGAGACCCGTGACGGGTTCGACCAGTACTTCGGCCGCATCGCCGACGAAGTGCGCCAAACCCCGGGCGCCGCTATGCCCACGGAGCAGCGCCGCGCTGGCTACGGCGACCTGATGAACAGCGCCCGCATCGGCCACTCCCGCTACCTAGCACAGCGCCTGGCAAAGCCCGCGAACGTCACCGGACGCATCGGCCAGGGCCTCAGCGACGCCATCTCCAAGGAGTACTTCGCCCGCCAGGTCAGCAAGAGCAGCACGTTCACACTCTCGGATCGCGAAACCCGGGTTGCCGCCTCCGAGCTCGCTGGTCGCGACATCACCAGCCTGAGCGACGCCACCCGCTACTTGCAGCAGAACGGCTTTGAGCGCCTGGTTCCGGTACAGACAGCGGGTCGCGCCGCGACAGGCGCAGCTCCTGCTGCTACCACCTCACCCCGCGGCCGCCGCAGCGCCCAAGCGCAGATCACCGACCTTGCCCGCTCCCTGCGCGAGGCTGCTAAAGGCCGCGGCGAAGATATGAGCCTCGAGGCCTCCTACCGTGCCGCCCGCGCCGAAATCGCCCGCCGCCAGCGGGGTGACGCCCTCCGCGACGACGATGCCGGCAAACCCTGCGGCGAAAGCCACATCCCCAAGTCGCATGAGTGCCGCAAGGGCGCCGGTGCTGCCCCCGCGAAAGCTGCTTCCGAGAGCGGATCCGCATCCCGCACTGGCATCGCTGTAGCCACTGCTGCCGCAGGCGCCGCGCTGACCATTGGAGGCCTCCTTGCCTACAAACAGCGCCAGACGCTGGTGCCCTCGCTTAGCCAGAAGGCGATCCAGAGCCTGTCCGCCAAGCAGGTCAAAGAGGGCCTGGACAAGCTGCCCGAGAAGTTCCGCGAACCTGCGCGCCAACTTGTTGGCGACGCCAAGCTCGCCGCCGCCCACATGGCGCTGCGTGCCCAGGGCTCTCAGATCCGCGCCGTAGACGTCAAAAACAACTTCTCCACCTGGGTTACCCCCAACGGCACCCATCTGTCTGTCGGATCTATCGGCGACAGCCTGCTGACCTTTGGCTCTGAGCGCAAAGGCAACGTGGGTAAGTTCCCTCAGTACGGCCTCGGCTTCACCATCGACAGCAGCTACGACGCTGCTGGTGGTATGCCCAGCTCTCAGGCCAAGCAGGTGATCCGCTCAACCAAGGCCATGTATAAGGCCCAGATGGAGATGCTCCCCGAGAACGCTGTCCTTTTCGCCGTTCCTCATAAGGACGATGGCAAAGGCGCCAAGCGAAAGTCCATCTACGAAGGGATGGGGTTCAGAGCAGTCCCAGGGCTGCGTAGCGACCGCCTTTGGGCGCTAAAGAACCAGGGCAAGTTCACTGAGATCCCTGATGCTCAGATGGGCTACATGGCCGGCCTGATCCGTGGCGACGCGGCGGACAGCGCAACCAAGCCTGCTGCATTTAGCTGATGCAACTGCTTGAGCGCTACAACTCCGCCCTGCGCCGCTCCGAGGACGTCACCATCGCCCAGCTCAACCGCATCCTCGACAGCAGCTTCAACCGCCTACTGCGGCGCACCCGCATCCAGCTCCGCAGCGGAGCCCCCGCAGCCGACCGCAACGTCGCCCTACTGCAGGAGTTCCGTCAGCTCGTTCCCGCTTTCCGCCCCGACCGAACCGACGCCTATGACCGCGTGCTGCGCTCCCTGCTCCGCAGCTCCGAAGGCCGTGGTGTCACCGTCGCCCGAGAGCTTCTCCGCGACTCCGGCTCCCAGCGCCGCCTGATCAACGTCTCCATTCCGATCGAGGCCACCGTGGCTGCCGCAGCCCAAGCCCGCGGCTACCTCCGCCGCCATGGCGAAGCCTTTGCAGCCACAGCCACCGATCTCGTCGCCCAAGGCATCGCTGAAGGCCGCCCTACCGACGCCATCACCAACGACCTGCGTCTGCGCCTCGGCGTGGTGAAGTCTCGCGCTGACGTCATCGCCCGCACCGAGTCGCTACGCGCATACAACGCTGCCAGCAACCAGTACTACGCAGCCAACGGCATCGACCTCGTCATGTGGTACGCCACCAGCGATGACCGCACTTGCCCCATCTGCAACGCCCGGGCCGGCCGCATCTACAAGCGCGCTAGTACAAACGCACCCGCACACCCCCGCTGCCGTTGCTACCTAGCCCCCTGGGACCCCGAGATCGCCGCGATCGACCCCGAGTACGCCGCGCTTCCCCGGACTCACCGCGAAGAAGTATCCCGCGTAGCCACCGTCGGCCCGGCCGACCTCAACAAAGCTGCAGTCTTCGAGCAGTTCGCGCCTCAGCCCTTCGACTGATCAGCCAAGAAAGCGCCTTTTTGCTTTATCCAGCGCAACTGCTGTACCAGCACTTGCTACACCTGAAGGAAAGAACAGAGCAGCCGTAGTCATCCAACGATCGAGACAGGCATTAGCGCTACCCCTGTTGAGCACATTTGGGATCTCACAAGATCCGACAAAGAAAGCAGCAAAAACGAGCTGACCAATCAGCAATCCCGAGGCCGCACCACTCCCAGCAACTAAGCGAAGCAAGTTCATAACTAGAACAGATAGATGCTCTCAGCCTATCGAGCCCTATAGCACAAGGCAGCTACGCTGTGTGAAGCAATACTCGGGGCTCTACGCCATGCCCGCCACCACACGCCGCGCTAAATCCGAGGCCTACGAAGAAGGCATCCGCGAAGGCCGCGCCATGGCAGCTCGCGCCCGCAACATGGAATCCCCCGAAGAGGAAGAAGAGGAGGAAGAGGAGGAAATGGACATGGCCGCCAGCCACAGCCGTAAGCGCAGCGCTAAGGGCGCCAAACACACCAAGCCCGCGGCCGACGGCTACGGCAAAAAGCCCATGGATGCCGAGTGCGGCTGTAAGGGCAAGAAGGGCGCCGAGTGCGATGGCAACTGCGGCTCCATGCGCAAGCGCGGCGACTCACTGACCCCTCTCGAGTACCTAGACGCCTGCGAGCTCGGCATCCAAGACCGCAGCCCTACCTACATCCGAGCTCGCCTCGATACCGCGGAGCGCCTCGACCTGAAGTGTGGCAAAGGCAGCATCTCCGAGGGCGAAAAGTGCACCAAGGGGCCCGCTCAGCGAGTACAGCCGCAGCAGCGCGGTGGCTCCAAAGTTCGCGGTCTCAAGACCGCCGCAAAGATTGCAGGCGCAGCGGCTCTGATTGGGGGTGCTGCCTACATGCAGCAAACAGCTAAGCGCAACACTGACCTGCGCCGTGCACTGGATCCTGCGGCACGCGCAAAAGCAGGAGCCCAAGCACCATCTAAGAAGACTCAGTTGGCTGCTGTTATGAAAGCCAGAGAAGCTGCATGGAAAAAAACCAAGCGCCCCTCTGTCCGTGACGCTTGGGCAGATGGCTTCTCCTTCGATTCCGGCTCCTTCGACTTCTGAATCATGACGCTCACCCCATCTACCGTCCGCTCGGACCTCAAATGTGGCCGCGGAGCTATCTCCGAGGGCGAAAAGTGCACCAAGGGCCCCGCTACGCCTGCTAAAACCAACAACAACAACACCATCCGCAACGTTGCTCTCGGAGTGGGAGGCGCTGCTGTTCTAGGTGGCGTTGCATTTGGTGCTGCAAAAGCTCGCGCGAGCCAACGCATCCTTTCGACACCTCTGGGAGCGAAGGCCACTCCTGATGAAAGTATTGCTCAAGGTAAAGCGGCCTTCAAGAAGGCTCGCGGTATGGCTCTCGGAGCCGAGATTGCAGGTGTTGGCTTAGGCATTGCCGGAGCCGGGCTACTCGCCAACGAGTACGCCAAAAAACCCAATAAGCGCCAGGCCGGAAGCCTTGCTGCTGGCAGCGCACTCATGTATTTAGGTGGTGGCAGCATCACGGCAGGTCGTTCTTTGCGTACCAACTTGGCTGCCGCCGAGCGTGAATGGGCTATGGGCGCCGAGGACTACAAGCGCCAGTGGAACTCCGCGCGTGATAGAGCCAAGCAAAACGCATCCTCAGGAAGTCGCAACGTCGGAACTAACAAAGCAGTAAAAGATCCTTTCAAAGATCTCGGCATTTCTGAAAATGCATCCGAAGCAGAGATCAAAAAGAAGTGGCTACAGCTGATGCGAGAAAACCACCCTGACGTTGGTGGTGACGTTCGCAAAGCCCAGAAGATCAACGCCGCCTACCAAGAGATCCTGCGGCGCCGCGGCAAGCTCGATTCGATTTACGCCGACGGTTTCGACATCGACTGGGACACCATCGCGTTGTAAGCCATGACCTTGACCCCCACCACTCTTCGCACCGATGTTTTCGTAGGCAACAAAAAGCTCAACTGCGGTTCAACTTCTAAGGCCTGTGGCAATGCTTGCATTCCCCGTGATCACCAGTGTCGCGCCTCTTGGAACAAGCCCGTCAAGCTCGCGGCTGGAGCTGCGGCTTTGACTGGCGCCGCCATCGTAGGAACTGCTTTTCTGCATCCCCGTTCCGGGATGAGGGCAGCCGCCCGCGCAGTAGTTGAGCCCGCATTGCAGGCTGGCTTTGGCGTGGGCAACGTTGCTCGAGGCAACTGGTCTGGAGCAGCAAAAAACGCCGCTAACGTCGCAGCAACTGGTGAAGGCATGGGCCGCAACCTCAGCACCCTGGCTAAGGGCTACGGCACCGACATCAAAGGGTTTGTCACCCGAGGCCGAAACGCCGCATCCAAGCGGCGCGACTCTGTGTACGCCGACGGTTTCTCCCCCGAGCTCGATCAACTTGCTATCTGAGCCATGACCCTGACCCACGCCTCCCTCCGCCTCGACCTCAAATGTGGTAAAGGAGCTATCTCCGAGGGCGAAAAGTGCACTAAAGGTCCAGCAACTAAAGTTGAACCAACCTCACGTCCTAGCGCACGCAAGTGGGGAAAGGCGGGTAGTAGCCGCAACCTGCGCTTAACCTCAGAAGAGAAACAAAAACTGAGTGCTATGGGTCTGTTCCCGGCTCGTGACGCGTTAGCTCGCACTGAACTCGAGCTAGCACTCGAGGATATGCGGGGGAAACGCCGGGATGCCGGTACCACTGAGTCCCGCATGGACCCCCGCGGCACCAAAGTCGCCGCCATGGAAGCCGAGCTCGCCAAGCAAGCCGCCGCTCGCGGCCTCAAAGGTGAACGCGCCACCGCTTACATCTACGGCACACTCAACAAGATGGGCTACAAGAAGGGCAGCGAGACCACCCGCAAGGGCGCTGCCAAGATGAAGCGCTCCGACTCCATCTGGGCCGCCGGTTTCGAGCCATGAACCTCACCCCCGCAACGCTGCGCTTCCGCGCCGACGCCCGCGGGGTCATTTTTGCTGACAAAAAGCTGCACGCCGCAGTAAAAGCAGAGGCCAAGCGCAAGTTCAAGATCTACCCGAGCGCATATGCCAACGCTTGGATGGTCCGCGAATACAAAAAGCG